ACGCATCTGCTGCGGTGTATTCGTCAATGATTGCGAAAGCCAGCAAGCCCAAGCCGGCCACAAGCAAGCTGACGGGCGAGACAAGGGCAGTAAGGCCGGCCTTTAAGAGTGGTAGCGTCTTGATCAGTGCTCCGATAGCGAACGACAACGGGCCAATTGCAGCCGCAAGACCGGATACGGCCAATATCAGTGTTTTGGTGCGCGGTTCCAGTTCCGAAAACGCCGCTATCGTCCTCGAAATAACCTCAGATACGTCATTAAGGGCGTTTTCTAACCCGATTGTTTCGGAAATTGTTTTACCGAGTTCAGCCCCGGCAATTTGCAGGTTAATACCAAATGTTTCGATTGCTTTTGAGATCCCGCCCTGAACGTTTTGGAATTTTTGGTTGGTTTCGATTGCGCGGGTGAGGCGATTAATGAACTCATCAGCACTAACTCCAGCATCGCGTAGCCCTTCAGCGGTCACGGTTCCGAACTCGTCTTTGATCACCGCAGCGAGTGACGGAATGCGCTCCAGGATGATCCGCAATTCCTGTTGCAAGATATTGCCCTTAGCGGCTGCTTGGGATAACTGCCGGGCAACTTCACCTACATCGTCACCGGTAGATCCGGCCAGGGTTGCAGCGATAGCAAGCTGACGCAATGTATTTTCTACGCCTCTAGCATCGCGACCAACGGCTTGCAGCTGAAGGGATGCGGTAGCAGCTGTACGCAAGTCCAATGTTGTACGGGTGTCCTTTACAACGTCGAGAAGGTTCCCAAACTGTCGCTGCGCTTCTTCAGTACTGCCTGAGATTGCGGCTAAACCTTTTTCTAGCTTATCGAATTGTGCGAACGTTCTGACTGAAGCAACACCAATAGCGGCTATCGGCGCGGAAACGCGAAGGGAGAGATCGCGCCCGATGGATTCCATTTTGCTGCCGAGCTTTGAGAATTGAGAATTGAGCGTTTTATTAAGCGTTGTAATTTGTCGCTTAATCGCTGCATCGTCAAGTCCCAACCTGAGTAATAGATCACTCTTGCCCGGCATCTTAGATTTGTTTTCTTAATTTTTTAGGAAGTTTGGCAAATTTCTGTTTGACTTCTTCGTCATCAAGAACCCGCCCTTTGTCTGCGCCTTTCCTTTCGCTATCCCAGGGCAGATCAAATACAGGCCCGATTGTTTTCCCCCGGTACGGCCTAAATACGTATTCACATATCACCCGCGTCCGGTCCCATTCGTCCTTGTATCGCTGCTCTTCCTGCTCCTGCCTGGCGCGGATCAAATTGAATGCGGCCCTGTAAGAGCTGAGCCAAAATTGATCTTCAGACCATCCACTGATCAAGCATTGCCCCATCAGCCAATCCAGAGTTATTTCTTTTTTCGGGTCCTGGTCCTGGTTGGCGCTTTCTGCACTTTTTTTTGGCCCTCCGGATCAACTTGCGGCATCGAGTCAGAAAACGCCGAAAAAATAGTGACCAGATCCCCGCCAAGTAGCCCAATTTCCACCATCAGATCCTCAGCCGAATACGGGAAATCAATTTTCTCTTTCTTGCACCCACCAATGAAACCCGCGTAGATGAAGTCATACAGAAAGCGAAGATCCTCGCCTTTGATCGCCTGAATGTCGGAGAGCTTCACGATCTTTTCGTGTACTTCTCCCAGGCTCAAATCGTGCTTTTCCATCAATAGGGCAAAGCCGTAGGTATTATAGAATACCGGATACGGCTGCCCATTGATTGAAACATGTTTCAATCCAATCATTTTTCTATGTTTCCGAAGAAATCGCAGGTGCTCCGGTTCCTTCGAACGTCACCGAAAGCGTGGCGTCTTCATTCGCTGCTGCGTTTTCATCGTATTGTGAAATGTATGCGTATCCCTCCATAGTGGGGTTGCCGGACGCATCATCCGACCACTGGAGGTATAGTTTCGTCCGGTTAAGCCAGGCTGTGCGCAAATACGCGGCACTTCGCCGGGTGTTGCCGTTGATCGTTCCATCGTAGGAAACAAAACATTCGGTCGTCATTGTCCAGCTTTGCGTTGACGGGCTTTTATCCGAAAAATTCCCGGTTGAATCTTTGTGGATCACCTCCGTCATCTGAGTACTGCCGGAAAACGTACAGGAGGTGGCATACCCGAACGGCACGCCATCGTTGAAAATCCGCAAGTCTGATCCTTGTACAATAGCCATGATTATTTTTATTCTGCTACCCGGATTCTATACTCCTGGGTAATGTGGAAAATGTCTTTTTCGTCTTCGTAAGGGAGGTCTTGTTGATCCTCCAGCCTTATTCTTTTGATCTCGACCGTTCCGACTGTTCCCGCGTAATTATCCAACACTGCCGCGCACGCATCAGCAATGTTTTGCGCCTGCCGGTATTCGCATGAAAAAACATCGACGTCGAAACTATGATCCCCGGTAGGTATCCGGCCGTCTTTCGTGTCAATCGTTCTCCGGCTCAACTCACTGAATGTTACAGCCGGATAAGCGATGTTATCAGGGATAATTCCGGGATAGATCTTGTTTCCGATCAGTTGCCCAACCGTTGCACTGTCTTTCAGTAGATTGTATATTGCTGTTCCTGGATTCATCCCGTTTTTCTACCTAAACTCACCCAAAACTTAATCATCTTTGCGCGGCTTTCTTTTCGAATGATGTTCAGCACCTGCAACCTGTTTTGATTCAGCGCCGGACCTAGTACGCGATTGAAAAAAGCATTTGCGCTACCGTATACCATTGCGGCGTAATATCCGTCTGCGGTCGAAACTCTGCGCCCTATAATCCCGGACGGTTTCTTTGCTCCGAATCTAGGCCCCACAAACACGTCATTTGATTTGTTCAAACTCAATGTCTGTACGGATTTTCGAAGGTTTCCGGGAGCGTACAGTGCAACGATTTTGCCGTTTGAGTACCGGGGATTCAAGAAGGTTTTTTTATTTCCTCTTCGCCCCCTGGTCACGTTTTGCCGCTTCGGTGTTTTGGCTCTTGCGCTCTTCCGAACCAACGCCGCACCTTTGCGCAAAATCTGCTTTCTCGGCCCCTTTGTGAAGCCGTCCAGCATCTTTTCAATATCCCGTGTGTAGGCGTCAATACTTGCCTTGATTCGCGCGTCAGCCATCACGTCACCGTTTGATTCCAAGCCTCGCCCCGCTGCCGTGCTTCAATTGTTAGGTAAGTACGGTGAGAGTCGGGTAAAAGGCTCAAAATATCGTAATACACGTTTTCGTACTTGATCAGCATGTCCGTTTTTACGTCCGATCTGTACCGGATTTTGAAAACCACGGATTGCACTAAGTCCTTTTGGCCGGCGTTCACGATCTCACCGCTTCCGACTTCCTTCGCTTCCCAACTCGCCCACACTGTCGCCAGGGTAGAGGAGGTGGTTAGGGTTTCGCCTCCGAAATCAGAATCAATACCCTGAATGAGCTGAATGATTTCGATTCGGTGGCGCATTCGGCCGATGGTGTCGCTATTCCCCATTAGAACCTCCGGATTTTAACCCCATCCATAATGTAGGTCGAAGCGTCTTTATACCGCTTTGCTCGGTCTTGCCGTTCTTCGTAGTGTCCGGCAATCCAAAGCTTCATCGCGGTAAGTAATTCGCTTGGAAAGTTGGCGTCGGTCGTTGCGGAATGACCAGCCGTATAAGTCACCGTAATAGCGTTGATAACACTGTATACTTCAGGCCATGCGTAACCGTGTCCGGGGGCTATCCTGGCGGGTTGACTTACATTGTCAACTACATAATTTCCTGAAGAAAGCACTTGGCTTTCTCCGTCTGAATCCAGGTATGAAACACTAGAAACTAAGATCAAGGGCGAAAGTCCGAGGATCAATTCAGAATTTGGCGTTTCCCTATTCATTCCGCTTGGAAACTGGTCAAAAGCCTGTTGAATGGTTTGCGTCAACAAACTTATGCCAGTATATCTTTCGACTCGCTTCCTAGCTGCAACAATCAACCCGCTAACAATGTCATCATCTGCCGAAACAGATAATTCAACCTTAAGCCAGTCTTTGACAAAATCTGTCGAAAGTGGCTCGCTTGCGGGACCAGATGTTACTCTCCAGGATGTTCTCACTTTTTCTTCGGTCTTCTCGTGTACTTCCGCTTAGTTTTTTTCTGGACTTCAGCCGTTTGACGGGACTCAGCCGTTTTATTCACCGCGTTCTGCTGTGTTTCGGTTTCTGGCTTATCGGGCTGCGATTCGATATATTTAGCCCAACCGTTTTGAACAGCAATAGCAGCTTTTTCTTCGGTCAGTTCGGTAATGGACCCCGCCTTGTATTTGCGCTGTCCATTACCATACCTTGTTTGGGTTATTACCACCTTAATCATTAGGTAGTAGTCATCCGCAGCGCCTTGATTGCATTGGATTGGATTAGCTCGGAATCCCAGCGCCAGTACCCAACGTAACCCACTTGCAGGTCATCCATGAATCGCTCACGGAGCGGAACGATTACAGGAGCCCCAACCAACCGAATAACGAATTTGTCAAAATCGCCAAACGCCATTACACGCTGGTCGCTGGCTGAACTGGAAGACATATCATTGTTCACCCAGTATTTATGACCTTCGATCATGTCGGGAGCACCTTCCCGCATAGATGGTTGCCACAATGGGCGATCATCAGCGGTGCCAACAGCCAGGGCTTTAATCTCCTTCAAGATGGTATCGTGCATCATTAGCCCCACTTTCAGGCCTACCCGGTAAGCACGGTCAACACCGTGAATTAGATTGAGTATGTCAGTTCGGGCCAACGTTGTATCATCACCGGCATTTACCGTGCCGTTCGCCGCATTAATAGCATTGATGAATCCATTGGGTTTATCACTACCGTTCGCGGTAGTAGTGTCGGCATTTAGTTTGCGGCCTAGTCGGTCGCCAAATGCGTCGAAAATCACCTGCTCTAGGTCGAAATAGCTATCACCTTGCAATTCCACTGACACTTTTACTATGCCGGTGTTGCGGGTGTAAGCAAGTAATTGTTTTTCACCAAAAGTAAGATCTTGAACAGGAACAGACGGAGAGGATTCATCGTGTGCCTGTCCGGTCGTACTGGTGTCATCCAGGGTCGGCCAGGTGATCAACTCACCATTACCAGTGCGGAGCACCCTTGCTGCTTCCAGCATCGGGCCATAATACAGCATCCTGGCTTCCAACTCTGGCTGTAGTTGCTGAGGAACAATGTACCCACCCAAGCCCTCGGTAGTGGTAATTTGAGTGGAGGTGCCGCGCTTCAGGTAGTCTTTTGCAAAGGTGCGCTCATCTGAAGACAGAGAATTTTCACCCCGCAGAATCGCCTTCCAAAATAATTTTCGCTTTTCCTGACTCCGTTGCTCCGGCGTCATTTTTTCGAACATCCGTTTGGTTGGATCTTCTTTTGCGCGTTGCTCAGCTTCTTCAGCTTCGAATTGCTCCATCCGGGCGCGAACATTCAGTTTCTCACTCAATCCTTCGTAATCAGTATCGAACTTACCGAAACGGTCTTTTTCTTCCTGATTGAGACTCCGGCCTTCTTTTTCAGCGGTGCGCACAATGTCACGCATTTGCTCCTTGATCCGGGCGCGGCCTTCGCGTAATTCCTTAGCGGTCGCCTGTCCGTTAAGCAGCTCCTCGGTTGTTTTAGCTTTCATTTGTTTACTTGTTTGGGTTATGCGCCACAAAACGGACGCGCTTATTCTTTTTCGAGTACCTTTACTTTGTAGTACTCAATGTCATCAGTAATTGTAGTTTCTGGCACTTCTAGCTTCTGCTCTGTATCACCTAAGTATTCTTGATCAGCTTCGCGTTTCTGTTTAATCTCTTCCCTTACTTGTTCTATGCTGCGAGCGGTGACCTCTGTGGCCTCGTAAGCAGGGAATGTTACAGGTGATACGTCGAATAAACGCCCAACTTTGGTGATAGTAATCACCTCGTCTTCGTCTTCTCTTTCTTCCCACTCGTATAATTCAATCGTGAAACCGAATGAGCTTTGCGTGATATTACCGTTACGCAAATTCTCCAGCAGATCGTTTCCAATTGTGGTATTTGGGGCTTCAAAACGATAGCCCAATCCCTTTTCATCCTCCCACAACTCAAGCGTATTGTTAGATCGCGCCAATATGAAATTAGGGTCATGATTGAAAAGAGCGCGAACATCATCTTGTAATGCGTCAGAAAACGCACCAGGAGCAATGCGCTCTTTCCAGAAGTACATATCTGTTTCTTCGTTGAATACAGCCGCGTATCCCTCCACGGTCCGGCCCTCCTTTTCTTCGCCTCCATTCGCCTCCATGCGGATTTGAACTACACCAGGATAATATCTACGCTCAATACTGCCTTCGACGGGCTTTTTATGCTGCTTGCTCATTACTACTTTGTTGTTCGTGAATTTTTAATGTGCCATCTTCTTGCAATGCCCCCATTTGGACAGGAACAAAGTGCGTATCACCTCCAGGGGTTGGGTTCTTGTCGAGTATCTTCCGGGCGTCATTAATACTATATATTCCACTCGTAACCATCTTCGAAAGAAACTCAGCGAGACTATCCATGTCACCACGCATAAACGCGGACATATCGAATCGAACCCGATATTTTCCGCGCTCATCGGTGCGGAATAGTTTCCGATTTAACTCCTGTTCTATTCGTGCAGCCCAGGGTCGAATAGTGTATTTTGCAAACTCTAGGCTTAATTGTTCAATATTGTTGAATGTAGCTCGATCCAGGGACGCTAAAAGGTGAGGAGGAACACCAAATACTCGCGCAACATCTTCTACATTGAACTTTTGCGCCTCGATCATTTGAGATTTAGAAGGATCGAAATTATGTTGCACAAATTTGGCTCCTTCTTCTAGCACTGCGGTCTTCCCGGCATTCTCAGTGCCTCCATAGGCCGCGTTCCAGCTCTTTTTTAATCGGTCGTACTGAGTATCGGTTAGTTCGTTAGGATACTCGATATGACCGCCTAAATGCGCTCTGTTTTTGAAAAAGTAATTAGTAAGATCGCGGGCTGCTACCCCAACTCCAAATGTATCTTGGTGTTTATTAATAGTGTTTAATCCATAAACTCCATTTGTCGTCATCCATTTGAAATGAATGATGTCATCAGACGGAATAGGTTTGTCGTTATTGAGCCCTTTGATCTTGTAGAAAAGATTATCCTTCTCGTCTACAAAAGCATCAATAGAGTAATCTTGAGTATTGATTATCTTTAGCGATTGCGGTTCTCCGTTTACCCCTCTCTTGATGTAAGAAAAAGAGTTGCCATTAATTAAGCATATCCCGGTCATAGTATAGAACCAGTCAAAAGGCGTGTAAAGCTTATGCGGCTCAATGTTGAGTAATTTATGGACTCGGTGAGTCCTCTCTACCTTGATTCCACTGTCGTCTTCTTTCACTGCTTCAGCCGGCATACTTGCCAAGCTTTCACAAATCAAATTAACTGCCCTCCATACACCAGAAATCCCCATTACGGAATCAGCGGTAACAACTGCGCCTGATTTGCCGCGTGGCGAAAACAATGCCTTTAGCCAACTTGCGGGATTAGCCAAGCTAGTAGATGGGCGCTCAGGAGAATTACGCTTCTCTTGGTCGTCATATACAAAAGCTCGTGCTATTCGGCTTAATACCTTCAAACTGCGCTACATTATTGATGCTGTGCGCAATTTCTGTGTAAAACACTGTAGCAATGTTAAGCGATGCCTTAACTTTTTGTATTAACTCGGATGAGCTTGTATCTTTCAGTGTAGAATGAACGGTCAGATGTGTACCGATTAGGAAGGCCGTGAAACTCTAAATCATCCTCTAACTTCGCCCACGCTTCTTTATCTGATAAATTGTATGTACGGGTGTAATCCCGGTGTAGATCAAAATAATCTGATTTATTCAGGGCTGCGTTTAATAATCGTGTTGGTAATGTTATATTGTCGTTCATGGATCTCAAATTGTGCGAATACCACGGGATGAGTAAACGGATTCTGTTTTTTCTTCCCTGCCTAAATAGCCGCCCATTGCCATTGCCATACATACCATGCCGTCAATTTTCTCCTGACTTTTATCTTTGTCGAACATTTTTAATCCAGATCTATTTTGATTAATAGCGATGTTCTCAAACATCCAATCCAATATGACGTCAGAACCTGTGTTTAAGCGGCTTTTCAAAATCAGTTCTTCTAACTTCAAAATAGGTTCGTTGTACGTCACGACTGTTTGCCTGAATGATTCTACATTTAAACCCGATTCGCTCAATTTAGTACTGATTTCGGTAGCAAACATGGGGTCGTACTGCCAGGACATAACCTCAAAATCTTCGTGCATCCGCATTATATCTTCCCGGATGTAATCGTAATCAATCACATTGCCAGGGGTAGCAATAAGTAATCCATCAGCAACCCACTCAGTGTACGGCACTTTGTCTCGATTCGCTCTGAATTTTATACCTTCCTCTGGACAGTAGTATTTGCAATGAAATAGAAAGTCTTTTTCGGATTCAACAGGAGGAAAGAGTAGTCCGACCGCTGTCAAATCCCACCTATGCGAAAGGTCATAAGCTCCATAGCATTCACGCCCTTTTAATTTACTTATATCAATTTTCTTTCGGCACTTATTCCAATACTCAATACTTAGCCAGGTCTTTGACTGCCTTACCCAAATATTAAAATTTTTCACCATCACGTTCACCTGTGCGCTCTGCCCTTCGTTGATCGCATCAGTATACATTGTCTCGATGCCTTTTTGCGTTGGCGCAACACCAAGACCAGGATTTGATTTTGTCCAAAATGTTTTATCAATATCATTTATTGGCTTACCCCAGTATTTTTTCAACTTCGCCTCATCCTTTGGATCGAAAGAAAATATCATACTCATTGAACTGTCGTCTGTAAATCTATTTTTGAGCAATCCAATGTGTTTGTTTTCCAGTTTTCTTAATTCACCGTTAATAATAAAACCCCTTGTCGTGACAAACATCAAAATCGGTTGCTCCCGGCCAACCATGCCTGACTTTAAGTTTTTAGGTATGTCATCCGTTCGAGATTCGTGAAATTCATCAACTATAGCGCAGTGTGGGTTCACTCCGTCAAGCGTTCGTGTCTCAGCACTGATTGCTTTGAAAAAACTATCTGTACTGAGATCCTTTATAGTTCGATTATTAAAGCTGTCGTATATCTTGATGTTTTGCCCGAAATGATCCGGGTGATCCTGCATTAATTGCTGAACAATCACCTTGCCAGCATTCCAGCTGAATAGCGCCTGATCTGAACTATTTGCCGCACTATACGACTCTGCACCTGGTTCATTATCGAAAAAAGTCATTAATACCGCAGTTGCACCAGCCATTTCTGATTTGCCGCCCTTTTTCGCCATTGACAACAACACCTCTTGCACTACTCGTAACTCTGTATCTCTATACTTTATCCCAAACATATAGGCCCAAAAAAAACTTTGCCAGGGCATAGGCTTAAAGTTGACACCCTTGAATTTACCTTTAGTGTGCTTGAATAATGAGACTATATGTAGCTTCTCCTCGACCTCTTCTTTATCAAAGTAATATTCCTTTTTCTTTCGGAGGCTTTCGAAGCGTTCTACCGCCAAGCGCTCAAGCTTACCCGTAATCCGCTTTCCATTTAAAACATCTTTTATATATCCCTCCCAATGACTCATTCAGCTTTACGTAGTTTGAATGGATTTTTAGGCAATTCTTTTTTCTTAGCCTCAATTCCGATTGACTTCCTGGCTTTCGGACTAAGACCTAATTGATCACAATATTTCATGAAATCCTGTTTCAACCCGCGCCAATTGTTCAGCTCAGGACTGATCTGCGTAGCACCCGTTTTAAACTTCTGAACTCGCCCGGTTTTGTCAAGCTCCTTCCTGGATAGATCAAGTTGATAAAGCGTCTCTGCCGCGTGTTGTATTAACAAGTCATCCACTGGACTATAATTTCCTTGATACTCCAGCGCTGTTTTGATTTTTTCGAAATATGCCTTTTCTTGTTTTAACATAGCATGTCGTTTTATAACAATACTCCCACCCCTTTAAAATTTCCAGGAGTGTGAAGAGGGGTAGGGCAGGCTTCCCTCTTCCCCTTC